TTAGCAGCCGCATTAGCAGCTTGGTTTTCTAAAGGAGACATTGGTGCTATTTGATAAGCAGGTATCTCAATTGGGTCTTTTGCTAATTGTAACGCTTCATCATATAAAGCAAGTTTTCTTGCTTCAATCTCAGGAGCTTCTCTTGTAAAAGTTGTTTGTGTTCCTGATGAACTACCTGATGGTGCAGGTGCTGGAGAGCCCCCGCCAAATAAACCACTCATGCTTTAATTTCCTTTCTCATTAGCACTGCTTGTTTTTTAAAACCAGGTAAAGCTCTTTGCCAACCTTCTCTACCTAAGATGTCAATAGCGTTAAAATAATTTTCTCTTGCAAAAACCTCTATGTCTTCTGAAATTTTCTTCATGTCTTCCATTTCACCGCCTCCTAAAGCTATACGTAAGGTATTCTTTATTTTTATACAAACAGCCGCACTTTTATTTCTAGTAAACAAAAAGCATTTATGACCATGAATTCCTTTTTCTAAATCTTCTTTTGTGAACCCTTCACCTAAACTAGCAGCAGGCTCTAAAATTGCCCATATTTCATCAGTAAGCTTCATTAGCTTACCATATCATAAATTCTTTTTAATTGAGCTTGATGTGTATAAAAGTATTTTGATCCCATTCTTCTCATTTCCTTAAAATCTTTTGGATCTGCACCTTGCATGATCCCTGCACCGAGAATCGCGTCTGCTCGACTTACAAATTCTCCATCCGCTAATTGAGCTAACATAGTGTCTTCATCTTTATTACCGTTACCTGAACCATCTTCTATGTAGCCTTCTGCTCGTACATAATTGTTGTAGTCTTTTTCATCGTGATCCGTTTTACTTGGTAAGTAATTTACACCACCTTCTTTAAATCTTTTTATCTCTGCTAAACCACCTTCTTTTGCAGCATATATGTTTTGATTTGTAAAACCACCCATATCAGCATACTGAGCCCTATCTGCAATTCCTTTTGTATCTGCTCTTGCTCTTCCGTAAGCTGCGGCATATTCTTCAGGTGAACCCATTAGACCATCTTGCATTCCTTCTTGTTGTGGTCCTCCCATCATACCACTTGCTAATGTAGCCCCTCCTATTCCTATACCTACTTTTGTTGCTGGACTTGCTGCTGCAAATTTAGCTCCTAGTCCTGATAAACCACCACCGCCTCCTGCTGATGCTATGGCTGCATCTTTTGCTGCGGCTGGGGCATACTGTAAGGCCATGCTTGTTTTAGCTCCTGACCCTGCTGTGCCAGCAAAACCTCCGCCTCCTGCATACCCGCCTAACGCTCCAATTCCTCCTGCTATAAGTGCTTGTTTGTTCGATGCTCCAGACATTTTAGCTACGCCAAAACTTCCTACCCCAAATATGATTGCCAGTGTGACTGGGTCCATTTAAATCTCCTAGTTATAACTATGTCTATTCTACTCTGTATTGTCTAACTTATCAAGACCCACAGATATCATTTCATCTATTAAACGACCAGAATACTCATATTCTCCTATATGTGTAATATATTCTGTAATCAAAGCCATACATTTACCACCTATTTTAGTCCATAATCTTGAAAAAGCAAAGTCTTCCCCATAATATAATTTGTTTTCTTTGTCATAGTACGTATCAAAAAAATTGTATAAATGTTTTCTATATTGTTGTGTTCCGTCTATCATCGTTTCTTGTTTTATAATAAGATCGGGATAAGCTTGTATCATTTTATTTAATGCTTCTCTTTTTATCAACATACAACCTGTCATAGAATGTGATAGCTCAATCATTTCATCGCACATGTTTATATCGTCTTCTGCATCTTTTAAACGTACAGGGTATTTATTACCTGATGTAGACAATTGCGTAAAATCTAAATCAGGAATGTCTCTCCATTTGTCACATACTTTATCCCATAATATATTTTTCATAGGATACGGTATACTCAATATCTCTTGATCTTTACATATCATTTTAAAAATAGACTCAGCACTAAACTGTATATCGCTATCAATAAATAACATATGCGTACAATCAGTAAGTAAAAATTCTGATACGCATAAATTACGACCTTGCGTTATCAAAGAAGATTTCATTAACTGTAACATGATAGGAATGTTTTTTTCATGACATTGTGCTTGTAATTTAAAAACAGATTGCATGTAGTGTATCGATACCTGACTATGCACAGGAGTAGCTACAAATAATTTTATGTTATTGTTTTCTAACCATGTAGCGTCAGGCGTGTACAGAGGTTCTTGCTCTTTCATTTAATATCCCAGTTAAAAAGTTAGTCCATTCTAATTTCTTTTTATCCCAACTATAAAACTTCTTTACAAAGTCTTGTTGCATTTGTAAATGTTCAAATACCCCTGGTTCGTGAAGCGTGGCTACTGAACTACGAATAGCGTTAGCAAATACAGTAGACAATCTTTTGTAATCCTTATCATAGGTAACATAAGCAGGGAACTCGGAACATGTTTCATATAAAGCACCATAATTAGTCACGATACAATATAATCCTGCGGCCATAGCTTCTAATGCAGCATTACAACTTGTCTCTTCCCATATACTAGGGTAAGCAAACATGTGATAGCGGTACATAAACTTTTGTATAAATGAATGTTCTTTGTAACCAATATAGTTTACGTTCTCTAACTTTCTTGCTTGCTCATACAAAGGTTCATACTTAGCTTCATTTGCTTGTTCAAATTCTTCCCCATATATTTTACAACTACTAAACACATCAAGATGTACATTACAATCTTGTAGTTGTTGCATTGCACCAAGCAACACATTTAAACCTCTCCAAGGAGTTACGTGAAATAACATTCGTACCATGTCCCCATGTTTGTAAGGAGTTAGAACAGGAAAGTTTGTTACTCCATTTTTAATTACATGACATTTGTGTGTGGGTATATCAAACTTGTATCTAAACTTTTCATAGTTCCAGTGTGAATTAAACACGTACCAGTCAAACTGGTTGTGGTTGTTTTTATCTTCAAACCAAGGGTATATATTAGGTTGATCGTAACTATTTTTTTGCCAAAGAATATTTACTTTATTATTATCAAGAGGTATTTTACCAGGTATAGAAGTGCATATTTGAAAGTTCTTTAATAACTCTTCGTCAACATAATGATCTAAAAAATGATGTTGTATCTCTGTGCCTCCTTTAGGAAACATTATTTCTTAGTCCCGCTTATTAAACTTAATGCTTCAGGAGGAATAAGGATATTTACATCTGTAACAATGTCTTCTTGTTTTGTATCTGTATTAGGGTTATCCACATCCTGTTGTGCCTCATTTTTTGAAGCATAAACTACATTAGTTTTTTTGTTTCTATAAGTTTCTTGTGATTCGCATTTTATCGTTTTCATTAAAATATTGTATTATATCTAAATAAGTTGTCAACGTTTAACTGTACCAACTAACACAACTATAACGAACACCTTTTGTTATTTCTGTAACACTATGTGGATATAAAAAATTACTTGGAAACATTAATAAATCACCTTGCTTTAAAGATACTTTTGAATAAGGCTCTGTAGTATGAGGGTGATAAAAAACTACATCTCCTCCTGTATATTCTTCATTTAAATTTATAATAAAAGACAATTGTCTATTTACTGTATGAAACGAATCAACATGTGTTTTATAAAAATTACCTTTTTTATATTTTAATAAACTTATATCTTGAGGGGAACATTGTCTTAAATAAGAAAATATTTTCGAATAACTTTTTAAAGAATTATTCATAACACTTAGTAAATAGTTAATATATATTTCATCGTTTGGGTTTTCTGGATCTAAACCATGTGTGTAAACATTTCTTTGACTTGTATCTTCTACATCTTTTCCATCAATTAATACTTTAGCCTTTTCAGTACATTGAACATCCATATATTTTATTAAATTCTTACACCATTTTTGGGATAATGTTTTTTCTATTTTGTATATAGCTTGGTGTAATTGCATATGAGTAACTATGTAAATAACATACTAAACTTAAAATTAAAATTATAGGAAAAATATGATTTTGCCAAGTTTTTATTTTTTTAGGTTTTTGAAACCAAAAGCCTTTTGCTTTTAATCTACGCTCTCTGTCATCAAGCTTACCCATTAGAATCAGATCGATTAATTTCTAGTATAGCTGCTGTTCCTTCTATATCGTTAGCACTATCTGCCTGTACTCTTAATACATCGTTTTCTTCTAATACAATTGATCCATCAGATACTGATTGTGAATTACTAGTTGCAATGATATGTTTTGCAAAAGTAAATTGTGTAGTTACAGAACTGTCATAAATATGAGCATGTACTACAACATTTCCTGAGCCAATGTTAGCCATATGTATATTTTGTACAATAGCTCTAGAGTTTGATGGAACTGTATAAATATCAGTTGCATTAGTAGTTGTTAAATCAAACTGTGCGTTTTTATAAATATTAGCCACCTATACCTCCTGACTTAAACCAAGTGTAGCGTTCTACTTCATTTTTTAAATCTTCTTGGTAGGAAGTATTTAATTTTTGTACTATTTGATTCAAAGCTAAGTTTATTAATCTTTGGTTCTCTACACTATATTCTGCTTTTGGATCTGGTATGTTTGTAATTATTTTTGCCATTATCTTCTACCATCCATTTGTGTATCAGCTTTAAAAGTTCCATAACGCCATGTTTCATTTGTAGTAGTGTTTTCTATTTTTAAACTAGCCGCTCTTGCTCTTGCTCTAGTATCTACTTTTTGTGTTGTAGGTGTTACTGTAAACGGTCCTAAACTACTACTTACTTCTGTATCACTTGGAAAATCTTTTAAGTTTATAGTAACTTGTGCATTACCAGTGAGAGCTCTAAAGTCTGGTACAAATCTTCTTACCTTTATAAAAAATTCACCCATTCCATCTTGTGTAGTCACTTCAAAATCACCACTTTGTATACTTCCTATTATAGGGGTTGTTGCAGTATTGTTTACTTGATTGTTACCTACTTCATGTTCGTATAAAGTCGTTGCTCCATTTACATTTGTAACTCCTTGTATTGTAGGAAACGTTGGTATTCCAGTTGAGTCATAATCACTTGCATAAGGATTATCGAAAACTGTTTTGTCATAATACGTTGTTCTTGCAAGAGAACCTACTGTCCAAACTTGTTCTAAATAATTATAAGTAACTACTCTATCTATTTGATTAGAATTTGCTGATGGGTAAAACCAATTTATTTCACCAAATAAAGAATTGTAACCAGCAAATATAACATCAGAAGAATCAAAGTTTAAACCTAAATCACCATCATCAATAGTAGTAAAAACAAAATCTTCGACTGAACAAGGTATTTTTTTCACAGTACCATCAAATAAATAAAAACCACCAGCTTGTCCCATCCAATAAGATACACCATTTACGGACACTACTCCATGTTGTGATATCAAACCACAGTTTGCTCCAGCTTGTTCGATACCAAAAGTAAAAGGAGGTCCAATAAAACGCATAGTGTATGCCGCTGTATTTGTAAGAATTAAATTGTAAGAACCAGCATTTACGCCTCCTACTATTTTTGTACCATTATCTATTCTAAACGTACCAGCTGTGTTTACAGAAGTAGGAGCATAATCTGTTAAACTTTCTTGATCTGAAAAACGTATAAACATTTTATCTTGTGTGCCACTAGCTATAGTTGGTTCTGTTCCTAAATGAATTAAATGTCTATCTCTATCAGAAACTAAAGTCATAACACTTTTTTCTGGTGCTCCTGATATTACTGTTGCTCTGGTTGTTAAAGGAGAAGAAGCACTAGGGTTCCATTGAAATGATTTGTTGTTTCTTATAGTACCTATTAATATTTCACCAAAATTATCTAAAGACCAATTACCAGGTTCTAATACAGTTACAGCTTCATTTGTTGCATCTCCCCAACCAAAATAACTTGATGCTTCAATTACTGTTGCTCCATCATTGTGGGAGGCTGTTGCAGTGCCAGAAGCTCCTCTTGTTATACCTGTAAGATTTGCTCCAGCTTTACCACTATAAGTAATTAATTCATTATCTATTAATATAGTTCCACCAGTAGATAAAAAATTAGTAGTAGAATCTAAAGTAATACTTGTACCAGAACCACCTGTACCCGCACTATCATTTAACAAAGCACCATCTAATGTGTCTGATGCTATAGGAAAAGCTTCTCCACCATAACGACCAGTGCCAAAACCATAACCTGCTACTTGTATAGAATCACCAATACTAAAATAAGGTGTGACGGTACAACTTCCAGCAGCAGACATAGCTGTTCCTGTTTCATTAGCCGACATAGTTACTGTAAAACTGTCTGATAAAGCTGTTACTACTTGAAAAGTATTTGTTGTAAAATCAGCACCAGTAAAAGAAGTAGCTCCCCCACCAGGTAATGTAACACTTGAAAATAAAAATAAATCTCCTTCTACTAATCCATGAGCTACTTTATTTATAGTGACTGTTGCTGAACCATTGGTAGAAGTAAAGGTGCAAGAAGTAAGTGCAGTACCTAAAGGAGAAATATCATAAAAAGCTCCAGCATAGTAAATAAATAAAGCTTTGTTTGTTCCTACAGCAATAAATCTTCGACCTAGTTTGTCAGCCCAAATGTGCATGGCTCTTGTAACACCTACTAATGTATTAGTAGATGCTTGTTCCCAACCACCTATTTTTTCAGGATAACCATAACGAAAACGAACATTGTCACAATCAACCCATTTACCTTGTGCTCCTGTAGGAGTAACCTGTTTGTTAATACCAGGTGCTATTTTGATTTCACTTAAAGCCATAATACTCTGCTTTTTTTAAGTTAGTTGCTAGAGACATATAGTTTACCAAACAATCTTTTTTCAATCTTTTGATAAATTTTTTTTATTTTATTTTTCATGTACTTTTTGCATCAAAAAAGTCTTTTCCATAAAATAATACCCATGTTTGGGTATCTTCTTTCCATACATAACTTTTTCCGTCATCTGGATATGCGACTGGTGCTTCCCATTGACAAGTATCTTCATTCAATGTCCAGCTATTATAAGGCTTTGGAGGTATAAAAGCATCTTTACTAGCATCATATGTATAACCAACACCAGCATAGTTTTTTCTAAATGGTGTGCCACCTAGTTTATGTTCACCAGCAATAGTATTATAAGATGTTTGTTTATACGTTATTGTATTTTTATATAAATTTTGTAAAAAAGTTTGCCCTTCTGCTTCAGTAGGTGCATCACTATCTGCTACTACTATTACTTCTAAGACTAAATTGTTTTCATTTAATTTTGCGAAATGTGCCATTATGCTGTGTATGTTCCTGATGATGTGAATGTATGATAATAGTAACCTCCACTTGAAGTTACTGAGCCTCCTGTTCCTAATTGTGTACCACTTTGATATCTAATTATAACTATGCCAGATCCACCAGACCCACCATTTCCAGAAGCACCTGGTGATGAACCACCACCTCCAGCACCACCTCCAGTATTTGCTGAACCATCAGCACCTGTATTACTTGATATTGCACCATCTCCACCACCTCCATCAGAAGCAGTAGCACCACCTACAGCATCTCCTCTACCTCCACCACCTCCAGAGGCATAATATCCATTATCTCCTGTTGATGTTGCAGTTGCCCAAGCTGAATAAGTATTACTACCTGTACCACCTTGACCTCCATCTTTAGCATCTTGACCTACACCACCAGCACCACCTCCACCAGAACCTCGGTCATTATCTTGATAAACACTTCTTTGAGGAGAACCACCATCATTTCCTTGTCCAGAAGTTCCAGAACCACCAGTGTGAGAGCCATTTCGGTTTCCTCCACCTCCTGAACCTCCATCTTTACCAGACTCATGTCCTGATTGTTTACCACCAGCACCACCACCACCTATTGCAGTTTGAGTTGTTACTTCACCACCTGAAAAAACTGAGTTAGATCCATTTGTACCAATAGACGCAGGTGAAGCTCCAGCACCTACTGTTACAGTATAATCTGAGCCTGAATGAACTTCTAAACTTGTGGCGGCAAGCTGACCACCAGCACCTCCACCACCAGAGCCAAAACCATTACCACCAGAAGATGTAGTACCTCCACCTCCACCAGCAATAACTAATGTATCTATATTATATGGAGCACCTAAAGAAGCACCACCAGAGCCAAAACCTAATATATTATATCCAAAACTAGTCATATGCTTAAATTAACCTTTAAGTATCATTTGATGCGTCAGTTGTAAAAAATAATTTTATACCTAATAATCTAGCATCTCCTGATTGGTCATCAGCAGAAACATCTCTCATTACTTGAAAGAATACTTGATCTCCTGCTGCTGGTGAACCAGCTATAGTTACAGCTCCACTTTCTGCAGCAACATCTAAATCATTTGATGTTCCACTATGTGCTTTAGCAGTTGCAACTACGTTAGTTCCAAATGCTGTGTTGCAAGAGTCATTATCTGAAATTGCTACACCAGATAATCCCCAAGCTACTGTACCTGTGTTTGTTCCTGTAACTGTAAAAAATGCTTGAAAAGTTATTGTTCCTTCATTCCATGATTTAGGAAAAGCTACTGCAAATTGTGCATTTTCATCTGAACTAGCGTCAAAGTCTAATACCTTTATCTCAGGTCCATTACTTAATTCTACTTGAGCTGCTTCTGCACCATTTGTTGTATTAGGGTACATAGCATTTGCTGGCACCCATATAGTTTCTTTACCTGGTAATTTTACTGTTTGAAACTCTAAAGCACTTGCTCCTGAGTTTACTGATAAAGATTGATTAGCACTACCTACAGAAGTTAAACCTGTACCACCTTTTGCTACAGTTACTGTTGGTAAACTTGCTACCCCAACAGCACCACCTAAAGTATCTAAAGACACTTCATTAAGATTAGTTCCATCAGCATATGCAAAGTACATTTTTGCTTGGTCGGTTACAAAACCAGAACCACTTGCTGTTTTAATTGTTAAGTTTGTAGGATTAGTTACTGCTGTTATATCAAAAATATACATTTTTTCTATACTGTCTGGAACAGTTACTACAGTAGCTCCTGATAGGGTAACAGAAGCTACTTTTATAACCATATTTCTTGCATTAGATATAGATGCGTTTGACATAGCTAAAGCAACAGTTGCTCCACTACTAACACTTACTTGTTCAAAGCCACCTATTGCTTGTTGTACTAAATTTAAATTTGTATTTGTTTTTGTTCCCCATGTACCAGCGTTTTCACCAGTAGCCATGAGTTCCAGTTTTAAATCTGATGAGTATGTTGATGCCATATTTTATTCCTTTATTATGCCGCTGTTGTTATCTCGGTCCACGTTGTTTGTGTACCCGTGTTTATTTCTGACCATGATATTATTATTACACTTCCTACGTTGCTCGTCAATACTACACCTGTTACATCATCTATTAAGCCAGTGCCTGTTACTTCTGTTGGAGCAACTGCTGTTGATGTAAGTGAAACACCAGTTACACCATAAGTAGATATAGGAACTATAGAACCCATTGCTCCATTTACTGCAACACCAGTTACACTTGTAGATCCTGTTATTGAAAAAGATACACTTCCAATAGATGTTGTCGCTGATACTCCAGTAACATTTACTAATGTAAGAGGTGCAATAATTGGTGTACCTGTCGATGATGTCATAGCTACACCAGTAATTCCTACAGTTGCATCTCCATCAAAATCAACTGTTCCTAAAGAACTTGTTATAGGTAAACCAGATACTGCTAAAGATACAGAGGTTGTTGTAGTGTTTCCTCCTATAGCAGAAGTTGTCGCTACACCAGTTACAGATATAGTAAAGTCTGCTTTTGCTGTAGCTGTTCCAATAGATGTTGTTCCAACAACACCAGACACTGCTACTGTATAAGCAGCATCCCATGCTCTATTACCCCAAGAGCCACGACCCCAACCACTGTTTATCTCTCCAACAGGAGTAACAGATCCAACTGTACTAGAGACACTTAATCCAGTTGGTGATACTTCAGCTCCTCCTACATTTTGACCCCAGTTAAGTAAACCCCAAGAATTTCTACCCCAACCTAAACCAATTTCTGCATCAATTGTTGGTGTACCTATAGAGGATGTAGTGTTTACTCCAGTTACGGATAAATCTACATTATTTTGTGCTCCCCAATTACCTTCACTCCATGATAGTAAACCCCATGTGGTAGATGCTTCGGTATTAGCTGTGCCACCCATACCAGAATGATTAGAGCAATAGTAATAAAGAACTGGAGCAGAAGATGCAACTACGATAGTTGTTTTAGCACCAGCATTACCTGGTGTGCCACTTGTAGTTACACCAGTAGTGTACTCACTTCCACTATTATGAGTACCATCTGAAGTAGTAGAAAACCTAAGAGGATGGTATTCATTAGAGCTATCAGCTTGATCAAAAACATAAGTACCTCCTTCAGCTAATACAATAGTAGCTTGTTGAGCACCGTCTAAAAAATACTTATTCCCAGAACCTGGATTGGATACTGTAACTGTAATTGTTCTAGTAGTCACCGAACCAAGCTCCTTTTATTTAAGCTATTCTTAAAATAGCATTTGATGCGTCAGCAGTTGGAAACTGTATTGTAAATGTACCTGAAGTAGCTGTTTTATCTCCACCAAAATCTAAAACTGCAACTGCTGGATCACCAGAAGCTGTGTCGTTATAAATTAAAGCACCTCTTGCTGTAAGTGTAACACCTACAAAAGATAAATCTGCAAAATCACAAACAGCAGTATCTGTACTCAAAGTTGGAGTTACATTTACTAATGCTTTACCACCTGAACTATAACCAGAAGGTGAAGACACTTGATTGTCTGTTGTGAAAGAAGTTGTTGATTTACCAAGAGTTGCACTTGATGTATACATACTTAATTTAAAACTATTTCCAGTAGGTGCTGCTGTAAAATCATGCACTCCTTTTAGAACGTCTGTTTTAAATACATTACATACCACACTTGTTGTTATTGCCATATTTTACTCCTTTAAAAATTAAGGTGATTTAGATTCCATGGGTAATCTTAAAACACCATCGTCATACTCAGAACGTCTTCGTCTACCCATTTGAGCATTCATAAACGTCTGCATCTCTTCATTATACTTTGTTTGGTACAGTTTGTACATATCCATAGGGCCTTTTAAATAACTAAAACACTCTACTAAAACACCGTACAATAATAAATTTTCTTGATGCTTCGATAAAAAAGTTTCTGTAGTTGAATTAAAATGATCTGGATCTTTAATATAGTTTAATTGTATTTCATAAGCTTGATCAGGTACTGGTGCAAAAACAATATTTTTATCATCCCAATTAGCAAAGTATTTTGGTAAACCTGTTGCATCTGTAGGATTAAATTCACCCATAAAAGATGTGTCTCTTTTTGCTAAAAAATCTCTAGTGCTACTACTTATTACTTGTACAGAACGTATAACTAAACAATCATCTGGTACATTTAAGTATCTTTGCGTTCCTGTAACAGCTGTCACATATTTCCTAATGTCATCATAATCAACTTTACCTGCAATATCTAATTCAGTGTTTCTAATAAACTGATCCATTAAAGTATCTGTCAAAACATTAGAATCTACTTCTGTATAAGATCGAACTTGAGTTAAAAAATTTGCATGTGATATAGTCATGATATTACTATGGTTACCTCCCCAATAGAAGATGTTGCTTCAAAACTTGTTAAATTAGTTCCTAGTATACCATTACTTTGGTCTGCTGTCATACTCGCACCGCTATTTATTCCGCTATCACCACCTTCAGTAAAAAAACCTGAAGTAATATAAAGTAAAAAATCTCTATTATCATCTTTTTGTCTAGGTCTTGCGTTTGCTAAAGCAACAGCATCTGCTTTAATATGCTTTCTTCTTATTTGTGGATGTTTTGGTTCAAACTCAGAACGATGAACAAAAGAACCATTCCACTCTGTTACCATTTCATTATAAGGAAAAGCCATACCTGATCTATCTGATATTGCTTTTGCATATTTACCTCTAGCGTATGCCATTAATACACCTTAAATGTTCTTGGTTTCATAGAAGCCCCTTGTCCTTTAATCAGGCCCCCACTGTTTTTTTTAACAATTTTTGGTTTTTTTCTAGTGCCTTTTTTACGTCTTACACTATCTTTAAGTTTATCTATTTCAGTTAATGGATTAAAACCCATTATCCCGCTTAAAGAAGTATGTACTTTAAATTTTTTCTCGTCTGACATTACGCACCTTGAGGATAGTAAGTTTGAGGAGTAATGAAAACAGAAGTTCTTTGTCCATCTTCAGTCAAAGCTCTATTTAACTCATCTTCATATAAAAGTTTATTTTGTTGCACCAACTGTGGTGCTCTTTTCATACTCAAGTAGTAGGCAAGACCAGCCACCATACATGGAATAAATCTAAAGACCACGTCAGCTTGATTAGTATAGTTGCCTGCATCTTGAATCCTTTTTAAATAATAATATTTTAAATGTGTGTAAGTAGTAGCATCAGGTGTTTGATATAATGTAATAGTAGGCACTGTTTGTCTATCTACATAATACTGACTAGGCTGACCTTGTGAACCTTTATTAGGTAAAGCTGCATACTCACTCCTTGAAATCTTCGTCAAGGATACTTCGTTCGTTGCAGTCGTTACTGCTGTTGTAGTGCTTATGTAAGCTTCTAAGATATCGTTTGCATCGGTTGGTGCGGTATAAGTCCTGGTACCCGCTGTCAGTGTTTGTTCTTGAAGATGAACCTTCCAAAGATGCACTCCTCGGTTTCCCCATTCGCTGAAAAGAATGTTTAAACTTCTTCTTGCCGATTTTAAATCGTACCCACTATTAGTGCGTACTCCACACCTTTCATAGGCCTCCTCTATAATATCGTCTATGTTTAAATCGAATGTTGTTGTTCCTGATGTTGCCATTAGTCACCCTAACCTTTAAATATTTTACTCGGATCTTTTACACCTTTGATAGCCATACCACCAAAACTTCTTTTAGTCATGCCTCCTGCCTTGTAGCCTTTTTGTTGTTGAGTATATTGTGAAGTTACTTTATTGTTTGCTTTAGGTGTAGTAGTTTTTTTTCTTGCGGTAAGTCCTCTTTGTTGATTTAAATATGCATTTAAAGATAAACCTGATTTAGCTAATTGTTCTTTAGTTACAGCCGCCAACATTTTTTTCCTATCTTTATCGTAAAAAACACCAGATCCAGGTTTACGACCTATTGCTTCATCAGCAGCTCTACCTTTTTTAACAGAATCTATTTTTTTCATATCTACTTTATTACCTTGTATAGCATTTCGTAAAATTTTAGGAATATCTTGTCCTTTTTTTATTTCTGTTTTTTTTGTAGAAGTACCTTTAAGGTTTTTTGCTCTTCTTGCGTTGTTTTGTGATCTTTCTACTGCTGTTTTAAATTGTGATTTTTTATTTGCAACAGGTTTTTTAGTTGTTTTATTTGTTTTACTTTTAAACACAGTTGCTTTAGGAGAACCTTCTGGACGTGCTCCTTTACCAGGTGCAGATACTGGTTTTTTACCACTTGCTAAAAACTTTTTAAATTTACTCATTGTTTCACCCGCCATTTTAAAATACTCCTTTAAATTTAGTTCCACGAATAGCTCTTCTACCACCCCTTGAATGATCTTCAACAAACTGACCGTCTTTAGCCATTACTTGAGGTTTTTGGTTTTCTTGATTTTTTTGATTATCTGGGTTTTTCATTGGTTCGTTTCCATAAGCAGTTGCATACTTGTTATAAGCTTGTCTATATGCTTGTGGGTCTTTTATTGCTTGATCTCCTTTAATCCTAGAAAACATTTCTTTTATTTTATCTTGACTAAAAATTTTACCTAAAAAAGCTCCTTGCGGTTTTTTCATTTTAGCTCCAGCAATTCTATCTGCTTTAGTTGGGTTAGGGTTTTTATCAATACCAGCTTTTACAGACAACATACCAAAGTCTGTGGAACCTTTTTCTGCTTTTGCAGAACCTCCAACAGCTTTGTTATCTATTTTTATTTTTTTTACTTTATATTTAGTAAGATCTTTAGTAGTACCTTTTTTTTTCAATCTTTTAAGGTAATCACCTTTTTTAAAATCATCTCCAAATTTTTCTTTACCTATCTTTACCGTCATTACAAAACTCCATTATAATATTTATCTGCCATACCGCCTTTAAAGGCTGTAAATGTTTTAACATTTGTTGGCTTACCACCAACACCTTGAGCTTTTGCTCTTTTTCTTTTCACTGCACTTCTTTTTTCGCCTTCTGTCATTCTTTGTGCTTTTGCAAGTGGTACACATTTAGGATACTTTCTTTTTGCATCTGCTTTTTGTTTACTTCTTCCACACTTAGAATAACTTCCATCTTTTTTCTTACTTCCTACATCAACCCACTTTTCAGAAAACCATTTCTTCAGTCCTGACATTAATCTAACAAATCTTTATAATAAGCTTGAGCAGAAGCGTTAGTAAAACTTTCATCACCGTCAATGTCTTGTTTTATATAAGAACCTGATCCTGTTGGCTCAGGCATACCGCCTCCAGCCAAACCTTGTGTTTCTTTTTTAGTTATACCTGATGCTTTTTTATCTTCAGGCATATTGTTTTTCTTTTTATTCATTGATTGATATTTTGCCATACCTGCCAAACCAAACATTGGTAATAACGCTCCTTTGCCTCTAATGTCATCTTTAAACATCATGGCTGCCCCCATATTTGCTTTTTTAATTTTCATGTTTCCACCTTTGCTGTATTTTTCAAATTTATCATCTGGTTTTTTTGTTTTTTTATAATTAGGTCCATAAGTCTGATAATGAGCCTCTCTTACTGTAGTTTGACCTGCCCTAGGTAAAAAATCTCTAGTAGGGTTTTTTCTATTTCTTTTTTTTAAGACTAGTTTTTTAAATTGTGCAAACTTATCTTTACCTTTGCTATCAAATCTTTTTGTAGGAATTTTTAAACCATATTTTTTACCTTCCATTTTTGTACTAATCGGAAGTTGATTTCTTCTTGCCGCAGCAACCTGTTCTGTGGTCATTGGTTTTTTCTTTTTTACTTTAGCTTTACTTACCCCTTTACCCCCACCTGGAACAAAACCAGTTTTACTCATTCTTTCTGCTAAGGGATCAATTCGTTTTACTTTTACTTCATCACCTTTATTATACTTTTTCATCATAGCTCCTTTATTAGCTTTTTTAGGTCCCCAATCTTTTCTTTTAACACCACTTGGGTCTTTGGCTTTGCCTGCACATATTTTTGAAGCATACGCATTTGCATAAGCTGAAGGATAAACCTTAAACTTTCTTTTTGCTGCTGCTTTACCTCTTGGACATAATTTAGTCATACTATATTTTAAACCTTTTTGTTAATTGTGTCTACACGACCTTTTTTTTAACTTTTTTAATTGCTTTACCTTTTCTTGCTTTTAAAAACTTTTTCTTTTGTGGAGGCTTAGTTATTTGTTGCCTCATACTTCCTCTATTCATCGCCATTTATTTTTTATCCATTTATAACCAGCATAAGTTGTTAATCCTAATACAATATAACATATACCATCAAACCATGATATGTTATGAACTGTTTCAACTAACTCTGGTGTTATATTATCCATTATCTTAATCTATACCTTGTTTGACCTTGTTCATTTTTGTAAGCTTCTTTATAATCATGTTTGTTATAACCTTTATCAAAAGAAACATGTACCCATCCTGAATGCGGTCCTTCTTTTTCATTATAAAATTCTAATATAAGTTGATCATACTCTAAATTAGTGTGTATCCAATCACTAAGTTCTAAATTACTAACTCCTAATACTTCTATGTCAGCTGCTTGACCTAAAACATGTTGTGATGTTTTACTACCACCTATTTTAGTATTTAATTCTTCACATCTAAAGCCAGAGCTTATAATCATAGGTTTCATAAAATGATTTCTTACAGGTTGTAAAACACCTTCACATAAACTTGTTAAATTTATAATATTTGTCATGCTTGGTGTATTATCTATACCATGCCTTGTAGCTGTTTGTGATTTTGTAAATTCACTTAAGCTAAAATTTTGCGATAATTTCATATTAATAAATTTTAGTTGGTTTAGTTCTACCTAATTTAGTTTTAACTTCTATTATACCACCGTTTTTTTGTTTGCTTATACTTTTTTGATGTTTTTTATATAAATTTCTAAACTCCTTAGAATAGTAAGGCATTTTTTGTATTACTAATCCATCAGATGATCCTTTAATACCATATTCAGGATACCCAATTATATTAGGCATTGTTTGTAACTTTAAATTATCACCTGATCCTTTAATACCTAATTCTGGTATGGCTATTATATTTAAAGCATTTGTTGTTACAGATTTTTTTTTGTTTTTAGTTTTTTTAGTTTTTTTAGTTTTATCGCTCATTTAACATCTCCATCTACGTCTTGCTTGACGTAACCTTGAATTAGGATCTTTAGCTGCTTTAGGAAACTTCTTCATTTGTCCTGCACTTCTTGCACAAAATGATTTTCTTCTGTTTGCAGCTTTACTTCCTTTTTTTACTTTACCAGTCACAGCAGTCTTGAGTTTGGAACCAGGGTTGTCTCTTCGGTATCTTTCGACACCAGCTTTAGTCATCCCTGCTCCAGACTCTGAAGACCTAAAATACTTCTTGTTTCTTGGTGGCATACCGCCCCTTTTGAAACTAAGAAGTTCTGCTGTGTATTTATCCATTGTCAGTAGCTGATGTAATCGGTGTTACAAAAACTGTAACAGAGGTTACATTACTAATAGTCAAGTGCATATCAGTTTTAAATAAAATACCGTCTAAAGGCATATCTACCTGATATTGATCAGCTGCACTTCCAGCAGGTGTTGCGATAACAAGTTTTTGTGTACCGCTTCCACCTCCATCTTTAAAAGTTAAACTTCCAGCTGACGCATGACCTACATAATAAATAGATAGCAATCTTGTTCTACCAGACTGAATAGATCCAGTACTAGTTAAAGTTAATGCACCTATATCTGAGTTCATAATTTTCTCCTATTAACTAGCTACGTCGTAACCAAGTATTGTGATAACTAATTTACCTGCATCATAAGTTCCTGCTGTAGCAGTTCCACATGTAAGATACAAATATTGGTCAGCAGCAATTGTGTTACCAACTGTTCTTGAACCAAGAGTAGCATCACCACCATTAATAATTAAAGTTTCTGTTAAATCACTAATAGGTGTGTCTTCTACACCAGTTCCTTCAGTTGCTGAGTGTAAATCAATATCAGGGTCTCCAGTAGTAGGTGCTTCAAAACATTCCATAGTTACACCAAAAACTACACCTTGGTTTGCTGTTGTTACTCTTCCGATGTAAGCAACTCCTGCACCATCAGCACCAATAATATCTCCAGCTGTACCACCACAATTTAAACCAGTAAGGTCAATCATAATTGTTGTTTTAACTATATTAACACCAGTAGTTGTATCACTTTTAAATCTTTCTACTTGTGTAACATAAACTCCTGCTGTGCCTTCAATACCAGCACCTGCAACAGCTTCATTTGCCATTTTGTTTCCACTGGTAATTGTTATTGCACCAGTAGTTGCATTTTTAGATACAGTCTCAAATCCGTTTTCGGAACGGACTGGTCCTGAAAAAGTTGTATTCGCCATCTTTATCTCCTAGTTCAGTGATATAGTCCTCTAGGGTTGTCTGCCAAGCCAGTCTATATCAATTTATATTTCTTGGTAATTATATTATACATAAAAAAAGGGGACTATGTAAGTCCCCTTTTAACACCTTTATAGGGAGGGTGTGTTACGCTGCTCCAGGTGAGCCAAATATTCCTCTTGGATCAGAGAACCCAAATGAATATCTTTCTCTAGCCTTAAATCTTACATTACCAGTATCAAAGTCACCTTCGATAGCTGTCTTGATTGGGCTTCTT